AATGTAAATCCTATACTAGGATATAAATTTGAAAAGTACGTAAAGAATACAGCAAAAGAAACAAACAAATACGGAATTAAACCAATACCTAACAAATGATTGCAAGAGCAAAAGATTTAAGAGAAAGAATACTAGATATAAAACACGGAAGGATAAAAGAAGGATTGAAGATAGATATAGATGAGATTGACGAATACTTGCGTTTTAAGCAAGGAGGAACGTTTAATATATGTATTGGGCATAGTAATGTAGGAAAGACTACTGTGCTTACTTACTTATTTACGGTGTGGGCAATAAAGCATAATCTAAAGTTCTTAATATGGTCAAGCGAGAATACACCACAAAGTATTGTAAGAAAGATTATAGAATTTAAGATGGGTAAACCTATCCAGACAGCAACAGAAGAAAACATAGATGAAGCAGTTAAATGGTGTGATACACATTTTAAGATAATAGAAGTAGATAACCTTGTTACCTATAAGGAACTACTACAAGAAGCAAAAGCTATTAAGGATGCTTGGGATTACGATGGACTTATGATTGACCCTTATAATAGTTTAGCAAAGGATAAACAGTTAATGCGTAACTTAGGTGGACACGAATATGACTACCAAGTAGCAAGTGAACTAAGATTGTTTGCTAAAGAAAATAATATAGCACTTTACCTAAATGCGCACGGTGTAACAGAAGCAATGCGTAGAACGTACCCAAAAGACCACGAGTACGCAAACCTTCCACAACCATTATCAATGTCACAAGTAGAAGGTGGGGGCAAGTGGGGTAACCGTGCTGATGATGTGCTGTATGTTCACAGAATGACCAATCACCCAAGCGAGTGGATGTATTCAGAACTGCACGTTTTAAAAATAAAAGAAACAGAAACAGGTGGTAGATGCACACCTTTTGAACAGCCTATAAGGTTGAGAATGTCCAGAAATAATGTAGGATTTGAATTTCTTGGAAAAGACATTTTACACAGCAAAAAAACAGAAGTAAACGAAATAATATTTTGATACCAATAATACTTACACTACTACTAACATTAACCCTTATGCTTTTTTGGGGTCAGTTAAACAATGCACAAATGCACATAGGATTACTAATGGGGTTAGTTTGTGGTGCTTTGTATTCTTATGTAGATATAGAAGAAGAAGGTGTAACAGAGCATACGTTGCAATGTTGCATATTTATAATTAGTTTTACAGTAATATGGGATACCCCCTTAAATGGTTAGAGCTTGTTGCTGAAAAGCACAAGGATTGGGTAGCTATTATCAATAGCTTTGGTGAGTATAGATATGCAGAAGATATAGTGCAGGAGATGTACTTTGTGCTGATAAAGTATGCAAGTGAAGAAAAGGTCATAAAGAATGGCAAAGTAAGTAGGGGATATGTGTTTTTTACTTTAAGAAGCCTGTACTATCAATATTACAACAAAAAGAAAAAGGTTGGGATTGTTTTTATAGACCACGATGACGTATATATACAACTACCTCAACAAGACAACATAGAAGAAAACGAAGCATTCCACAAAATCTGTGAGTTAGTGGATGAGGTTGCAGAAGGTTGGAGTTGGTACGATAAGAAGTTGTGGAAGCTGTATAGTCAAACCGATATGAGTATGCGTAAACTTGCAGCAGAAACGTCAATAAGTTGGGTAAGTATTTACCACACATTAAAACACCTTAAAGAAGATTTAAAAAATAAACTAGAAGAAGAATATTTAGATTTTAAAAACAAAGAGTATGAGCGAATTACCACCAAAAGACAAAAGGACTAAAGCCTACAAGGAGTGGGTTAATAACCACGAACAAGCAAGTGCAGGAGTAGGAGATACTGTACAGAAGATTACAAAAGCCACAGGGATAGAGAAAGCTGTAAAATTTTTAGCAGGTGAAGATTGTGGATGTGATGAACGCAAAGATAAACTAAATCACATATTTCCCTACCAAAAACCAAACTGCCTAACAGAAGATGAATTTAATTACTTGTCAGACCGTGTAGGTAAACTTAACAAGGTAACACCTGAAGAACAAAAAAGTTTGTTAGGAATATACAATAGGGTGTTTAACGATAATGCAGTAATGACTAACTGTGGTACTTGCTTCCTTAACAATGTTTGGAAGAAGTTGGAACGTGTTTATAAGGAGTATCTTGGGTAGTCTAATAAGAAATAGAAACCAAGTAAAGCAAGTGATTGACTTTACAGGAGTACAGAATGGAAAACTACATCCAAGTGATATTGATTTTGTATTAGAGTTTGACAATGAAATACTAATACTAGGTGAGGTAAAAAGAAAGTACAACCGCATTCCCACAGGACAAAAGCTAATACTTGAACGCATTTGTGATGCTTGGGGGGAAAAGTCAATAGCAATTAAAGTTGAACATCAGTTTAATGATGATTCTAAAAACATTCCTTTGGAACAATGCAAGGTAACAGCGTGGTATGAACCGCAAGTAGGATGGCACTTTTTGAAAGACCCCTTTGATTTTATAAAATTTATAAATAACTTGGGCGAAAAATGGAATAACAAAAAATGTAGATTCTAATGAGAGATACAATGCAAAAGAAGTTTGACAACCTTGATGACCTTAAACTAACTAACTCACTTCTGATAATGCAGGAGAGCGTAAAAGGTTGGTGTGATACAAGACCAGATAACGAACAACTAAAGCAAGTAAGGGAAGCGTTATTAAACGTAACCTTTATCACAAACAAGTTACAGCTAGATAGGGGAACTTACCATTTAGCGATTGACCAATATAGAAACCAATCTACAAGGTCAATAGAACGTGCTAGGAAAGCGGAAGAAAAGATTGCCGAACTAGAGAAAGAACTAGCAGTATTTAAGAAAGCAAAAGAACTTGGGTTATGATGCAAAAATTATTAGTAGGTTATATTCTGTTTAGAACAATAGAGTTTCTTGTAGTATGGACTTGGAAAAACTTAATCAAATGAGTGATTCAGTTACAAAGTACTTCGAGAATGCAGATAGTACACAACCTGTCTACCTTAGACAGACAGACAAGATAGTAGAAAATGTTATATCTAAATACAAGCAACGTAGTGAACTTGGAATAGAAAAGTATGGTACAACATTACACGATTCCCCAGATGGCTTCTATGCCTTCCTAAATCACTTACAGGAAGAGTTAATGGATGCAACCTTATACATAGAGAAACTTAAACAACAAAAATGAAAGAAAGCGAATTGATACAGATTAGAAATAGGGTAGCTAATATGGAAAAAGTATTAGTTGCTGTTATTCTTAGATTAGAAAAATTAGAAGGTGTAGAAAAAAAAGATAGTGAATAACTTGTTTATATCAAAAATGTTTCCGTAATTCGTATTATAATTACAAACAAATGAGAAAAAGAATCCAAAGAGTAAAAGTAGAACAAGTAAAAAAAACAAATGATACAATATCAAGAGAGCGAGTGGGTAAAGTTAGAGTATGGTTCAATGACAGTAGAGCGTTTGAAGTTTACCGTACAAAATAGACACCACTATTTAAGAGACCACGCAGCAAGATGTTTAAAAGAATTAAAACTAAGAAGAGATGATAACACTACTAAATAACGAAACTTGGGCAAAGGAAGAAATCCTTGCAGAGATGTACGATGATAACTTCTACTACGGACATCTAGGAAAACACGCTTTAAGTAGCAGCAGTCTAAAGATGATACTTAAATCACCAAAGACTTACAGAAACGTTACAAAGTATGGAGACCCTAATTCAGACAGCCCTGCACTCGCACAAGGTAAGTTAGTGCATTGGTTAATACTAGAACCGCACAAGGTAGATGAGTTGCACTTTGTAGAAGCATCAACAAAAGGCACAAAGGTTTATAAGGAAGCCAAAGCACAGTACGGTGAGGTATTCTTGAACAAAGAGAAGAGCCAAGCAGAACGTGTAGCAGATGCTGTATTAAGAAACGAAGCAGCACTTAAACTACTAAACAAGTCAGAGTTTGAGATACCTGCAATAGAAATGATGGAAGGATTACCTTTTAGAGGTAAGGCAGATATTATACAAGGAGACACCATAATTGATTTAAAGACTTCTGCTGACCTTTCACAGTTCAAATGGAGTGCAGATAAGTATGGTTACGATTTACAGGCTTATATGTACAAGAGAATGTTTAAGGCTAATGACTTTAAGTTCTTAGTGGTAGATAAAGGTAGTTGCGATATTGGAATCTTTGAAACAACAGAAGAATTTATAGCAAGAGGCGAAGAGAAATTCTTTAGAGCAGTAGAGAACTACAAGTACTTCTTTCAGAGTGATACAGATATTGACCAATATGTAATGAGAGGTATATTATAAAACAAAAGGGGTAAGCCGAAAACCTATTAGAGTAGGCGCAAACAATTATATTATGAATACACAAACATTAAATTTTAAAAGAGGAACATTTAATCAGAATTATCCTGTAAATCAAATCGTTTACTCAACAGTAAACAGAGACATCGTTGAAAAGCATTCGGAATCATTTGCAAAAAAAGTAGTAGACTTTGGATGGCTAAGTCCGATTGTAATTGACGAAAAGGGAAACTTAATTGAAGGACACAACAGGGTAGAGATGGCAAGACAAAACAACATTACAAGTGTACCTGCTTACATTGTGAATTGGGTAGACACTTCAAACCTTGACGAGTATCAGAAGTACATCATCAATCTAAACAATGCCAATAGACCGTGGACTGCATTAGACTATCTTAAAACGTTTTCACAAACAAGAAAGGAATACTCAACAGTTTATAAGATATACAACGAAACAAAAGATGTGTTTTCAGTAGGAAATGTTTTAAATATTTATTTTAATTCAGGAAGCAATATGATTTTCAAGGATGGTAGAGCAACTATAAAAGACCTTCCTTTTAGTATGTACTTACACAAAAAGTTTTACGAATTAAAGAAGCACTATGGCGGTATTAAGATACAAGCATTCACAATAAATAGAGTTTGTTCTTTTGCACATCAAAAGATTAAAGGCAACCTATCAGAAATGAAATACATCTTTGACCAATTAGAACAACTAGCAGAAAACGATAGTCCTGTTCTTTCATCAGTAGAGCATATAAGACCATTTGTAAATAAGCAGTTGAAATTGTATAGAGAAATTAAGAATGATTAATTTACATAATCAAGATTGTATGGAAGCATTAGCAGGGTTCGAGGATAACGCCTTCGACCTTGCTATTGTTGACCCTCCTTATGGGATTGGTTTTAGCAACAAGATAAGAGATAAAAAAAATAAAAATTGGGATAACTCAATACCTAATCCAAAATACTTTAAAGAAATTAAGAGAGTTAGTAAAAATCAAATTGTTTGGGGTGCAAATTATTTTCCTGCGTTATGGGTAAATGGGTGCAAAGGTTTTATATTTTGGGATAAAGACCCAAGCACTCCCAATTATAGCGATGGCGAATTAGCTTGGACAAGTTTTGACAAATTAGCAAAAAGGTTTTATTATGCTTGGAATGGTTTAGCTGATGGCATTAAGGGTAGAAATAAAAAAACTAAAACAATACACCCCACACAAAAACCTGTTAAACTTTATGAATGGCTTTTAATGAATTACGCAAAAGAAGGGTATAAAATATTAGACACTCATTTGGGTTCGGGTTCAATAGCTATTGCTTGTCATAACTTGGGTTACGATTTAGAAGGATATGAATTAGACAAAGACTATTACGAAGCAGCAAGTAAAAGACTAAAAGACCATCAATCACAAATAAGAATGTTTTAGTGAATAAAGACATAATAGAAGAATTTTATTTGCTAACCTTACTAGACATAAAAGAAGGAGTAAGCATACAGGAACTAGAAGATATAATACAACTCTATGAAGATGTAGAAGACTACGAAGCCTGTGCAGGAATACTAAAAGCAATAAACGAAACAAGACACGATACAATAACAAACATCACAGAGAAAAAGAATGATATTAGATAATATAGCAGAAATGGTAGCAGCAGAGTTAAAAACAAACTTGCACCAAAACAATAGAAAACAAAGAAACGTATTAGCAAGAGCAGTCTATTACAGATTAGCAAGAGAATACACACCTTACTCACTACAAAGAATAGCAGACCTATTTAACAAAGACCACGCTACAGCACTATACGGTTTTAGAATGTTTGACAACTTTAAACTACAACCTAATCTATATACACGTGAATTACAAGCATACGAAACCATAGGAAAAGTTTTAAAGAAGGTTAAGGTAAAAAAGAATGAAACCCACATAGAAAAGCTAATAAGATATAAGGAAGTTGCAGAACAAGAAAGAGATGATGCAATAGAATTAGCAGAGAAAGCAAAGTATAGACTATATAGACTAACAAGTTTTCTTAACGGTTATTACAAGACAAATAGATACTCTAAATACACAGAACTATAATGGAATACTCACTACTACTATTTGTAATCACAGCATTTGGATTATTAGCTATGGCAGTCTATGAATACTTTAGAGATTAACAAAACAATCTAAATCTTATTGTTAGTATATAGATATTGAATAATCAATCTATTTCAAATTGGATAAAAGGAAGTTTAACGGTGGTGCAAGAGCAGGTGCAGGTAGAAAACCTAAGGCTGAAGAAATACAACTTGTAGAACGTTTATCACCTTTAGAAGATGATGCGTTAGCTGCATTAGCAGAAGGTGTAAAGTCTGGAGATATTAAATGGGTTACTCTTTATCTTAACTACTATCTTGGGAAACCAAAAGAAACTAAGGACATCTCTATCAATGAAGATGTACCTTTGTTTATAGATTAGGGATAACCTAAACCCTATCTGTAAAATATATGCAGATAAAGAAAACAGAAGCGCTTAATAAACTAAGAAACCTCAACAGCAGGGTCAAGATTGTACGTGGAGGTACATCAGCAGGAAAGACTATTTGTATCTTGCTTATCTTAATAGACTACGCAATCAAAAATAATGATGAGGTTATATCTGTTGTAACAGGCACAGTTCCTGCATTAAGACGTGGAGCATACAAAGATTTTATTCAAATACTCAAGAGTTTAAATAGGTATAAGGAAAGCCAACACAACAAGTCTTTGTTGCGATACACTTTTACAAGTGGAAGTTACATCGACTTCTTTTCAACAGACGATTCAGCAAAATTAAGAGGTAGTAGACGTGATGTTTTGTTCGTGAATGAGTGTAATACTATATCAGGATTCGATGCATACCAAGAACTCGCCATAAGAACTAGCAAACAAATATGGTTAGACTACAACCCTGCTGCATTGTTTTGGGTAGACAAGCAATTAATAGGACAACCTGATACAGACTTCATAACGCTTACATATAGGGACAATGGTAGTTTATCCCAAAGCATAGTCAATGAACTCTTAAAAGCAAGGGAAAAGGCTAAAACAAGCACGTATTGGGCTTCGTGGTGTAGAGTCTATTTGGATGGAGAAATTGGAACACTTGAAGGGGTTTGTATTCCTGATTGGAAAGAGATTGATACAGTTCCTGTCGAAGCTAGACTACTTGGCTATGGAATGGACTTTGGTTATTCGGTAGACCCTACTACACTAATAGCACTATACAAATGGAATGATGCGTACATATATGATGAGGTGCTTTACAAGAAGGGTATGCTCAATAGAGATATAAGCAGGTTTTTATCTTCTAACGGAATCACAGAAGCTATTGTAGCTGATTCAGCAGAACCTAAATCTATTGCAGAGCTGCAAGGGTATGGGCATACAGTAACACCTGTGAGTAAGGGAAGGGATAGTATCGTCTATGGGATAAACCTAATGAATCAAAATGAATTGTACGTTACAGCAAGAAGCAAGAACCTTAAAAGAGAACTACAAGGATATATATGGGCAAAGGACAAAGAAGGGAACACCTTACAGAAACCAACAGGAGAACACCCTGACTGTATTGATGCTGCACGTTACATCCTAACTGATACATTACAAAACCCAAACAAGGGTCAATATTTTGTATATTAAAAATATTTTATATATTTGAACTAACAAACAATAAACATTATGAGAGAATTTAAAGAACTTACAGAAATGGTATTTGCTAAACACAATAGACCAGAACTTATTAGAGCAGGAAAACAATTAGTTATTTTATTAACTGCACAAGCAGCAGGATTTATAACAGCATACAAATTATTACTATGGGTAGTAATATCACGTTAGAACAAATAAACAAAGACCACCGTATTAGACATAAGGTGTATAGTGGTTGTTGGAACAAAGGTTTCTTTGTAGAGCAATACCCAATGGGTAGAGGTTGGTCAAAGAAGCCTTATCCTGTTCAGCTTGTGATGGATTTACAAGGACAAAAGAAAATGGGTAAAGGTTCTTACGAACAGAACAGTAAAGAGTTAGAAGAAAAAATAAACGAGATGTATTTGTATATGTTAAAAAAATTTGTAACTTAGAAATATATTTCATTTTTGATTAGTTTAGTTAACATTAGTTAGACAGGGGTAGAAGAAATTCTACCTCTTTCTTTTTATACATATTCCACATAATTTTATTGTACTTATATGAAAGTAGAAATACTAATACCAAGTAGCCTTAGAGAAGTTACATTAGAGCAGTATCAGAAGTTTGCACGTATCAATACAGATGACAATCAAGATACAGGATTTATGATGCACAAGACCGTAGAGATATTCTGCAACCTTGACTTAAAAGATATTGCAAAGATTAAGTTTACGTCAGTACAGGAGATACTAAACGACATTAATAGACTGTTTGAACCTAAGCAAGACCTTATAAGAACCTTCACAATGGGTGGCAAGGAGTATGGATTTATTCCTGTGTTAGATGATATGACATTAGGTGAGTATGTAGACCTTGATGAAAACTTTACAGATTGGGATAGTATGCATAAAGCAATGGCTGTGCTATTTAGACCTGTTACACTAAAAAAGGGTGATAGATACCAGATACAAGATTATAATGGTTTAGAGTTGGCAGAACAAATGAAGAAGATGCCTTTAGACGTTGTAATGGGTGCTATGGTTTTT